TGTGCAGCCGCAGCTTCCTTAGCTTTTTGAATCTCAGCAATCTTCTTGAATTGATCGGCTTGAGCTTTCTTACCTTGATCTCCGTTACGGAACATAGCACCCATACCAGCACCAGTGATACCAGCAACCATCGCATCCTCAAGAGTAGGATCGAAAGCAGCCTTACCCTTCTCTGTGTCTAGAGCCGATTGAATAGCCATCTTGGTTGCAACATCTTGTGCTGCGTTAATAGCACCACCAGTTACAATCTTAGTGGGAACAGTGAGGCCCTTAGAGCCTGGGGCCGCCACACCCACAAGGTTACCTAAGGTATCAATGCCTTGAGCTAAACGAGCCTTACCTAGACTTTCACCAGCATCAATGGCAGTTTTACCTGTACTGAAAGGTGACAGAGGGAAGGTGGCAATTTGTAAAGGAAGGGTAGCTAGGGCACCAATGGTTTTACCAGCAACACCTTGCTTCTTCTTGTCAGGGTTAGCCCATTCTTGATAGTTCTTTAGACGTTCATCGAGCTTCTTGAAAATGTCATCACGATCGTCCTCTTGTCCAAAGAGGGACGCGGCTCCACCTGCCAACATGGACACCGCTGTATCAAGCGTGCCACCTGTGTTAGCAAGACCAGTTTTTACATCTTCCCAAACAGAAGTTTTAGCAGGAGCTTTCTCAGAATCAAGAAAGCTCATAGCATCTTTAGCCTCTAGAAAATCTTCAGCTTTCATTATTTATACCCAAATTGTTCACGCAGCAGTTTAGCAGCTTCTTCCTTAGAAATCTTGTTAGCTTTGTAAGCTTCTTTGACTTCCGCATCAGAAGTATATTTTACGGGAGCAGCTTGTCGATTGGCTCGATCGGCTGTCGCCGGTGCAGGAGTCAGATTCAGTTGAGGCGTTGGGCCAGATTGACGGGTTGGTTGCCCTGTAGCAGCACCCATATCTAGAGCACCTGTTGCACGAGCAGTGGCAGCATTCTTAGCAAGTTCATCCTTCAGACGAATCTGTTCTTGAGCAAACTCTAGAAGCTGTTGACGTTTATCTGGATCAGTTTCCATCATTGCTTGTTTCTGTGCCCAAACAGCAGCAGCTTCAAACGTAGTAGGATCTTTTTTCTGTTTGTTGGCTTCCGTAACCGCTTTAAGCTGACGAGCAACTTCCGCACGAGCTGAGGCAGCAGCATCCTTCTGAGCTTGTAGTTGCTGAGCATACTGAGCTTTTGTAGAGATTTCAGCTAGCTTGGCTTGTACCTTGCTGGAGAACATCTGGCTTTGTTCAGCCATGCCTGTTAACATTTTAGGCAGTTGTTCCGGAGGAACTTGGTCAAACAAAGCAGGGTTGTAGAACTCACCCATCATCTGACGAGCATAAGCATGCCGGGCAGCCGGAGGGATAGCAGACATAGCACCACCAGCACGACCATATGCTTCGGAAGCATCTGTGAGCTTCTTGAGTTGAGCAGGACCAATCTTATCTTTAGAGGCTTGAATAAAGTCAGCAATTTCTGTATCGACAGTAGCACGAGACTTCTTAGCACGATCTTGATAGAAAGAACTATTAGCAACAACACCAGGAAGCTGTGCTTCTAGAGTATCATTCTGTAGACCTTGTTCACGAAGCTTCATAGGATCGTTCTGCTGTGTGAACATTGTCTTAAGCTGTTGTTGCTTTAGAGCCTCTTCGTCAGCAGCACGAACATTCTCCATTGCCCCCATACCCTGTAGGAAAGCCCCCGTAGGGAGCTTCCAGAGTTGAGCCAGTTGGGTCATTTCATCCATGTTTAGGCTCCTCCACCGGGAATGCCAATAATACGTTTCCACTCATCCATGTAGTCTGCTCCACCAATAGTGGGCATCATTGCTGGATTGCTTGGCGCTCTCGGGGTCATTGGTAGACCACCGTTTGTGGGGCTCTTCCCAATCCACTTGCTGAAGCTTTCAGGACCAAACATGGCACCTAGGTTCAGCATGCTGTTGAACATACCCATTGTGCCAGAATCCTTCATATTGGATAGATTGGCAAGCTGTGGGGCATTACGGCTATTCAGATCTGCAAGGCGAGCCTGAAGCTCTACGTTACGTGAGCCATATTGGCTACGACGTCCAGAAGCAGCATCTTGTCGCGTAAGTTGCTTCATCAGTTGTTGTGAGTAAGCACTGTTGGGACCATACATATCACGCAAACCACCATACATTTGACTTGCACGCCGACGTTGTTGGTTGCTTGACCAAAGCTGTAACAGACCACCAAGAGTGTCACCAATACCAACACTCTTGCCAGTAAAGGGATTAGAGAAACCACTCTCCATCATGCTCATTAGACGCTCACGAACTGGAGAAGCACTTGGATCACTTTGAGTTAAGGCAGCAACTTGGGCGTTAGCATCAAGCTGACCAGGAGAAGCATAACCACCCATAGTAGCGGAAGATTCTCCATCGCCACTGTCATAAGTACCACCAAGAGAACCTTGCATGTCATCTAGACCTTGGAAGTTGTCTCCTAAGCTTCCAAAGATTTTACCAAGAGAATTACCAAAACCTGGTAAGCCTCCTGTAAACATTCCTTTACCCACATCGCCTCCTTGTACCGCTGCGGATACTCCACCTTTTAAGGCACCGTTAACACCTTTTTGCCAATCAGCAGGAATACCAGCATACTCAGCCACATTTGGCATATTAGGCAGCAAACCTCCAGTGACAATTCCTTTTAAGGGATCACCTCCGTTCATGCCGGCCATGAATCCACCCATAACTCCACCACCAAAAATATCACCAAGTCCCCCAATACCAGCAGGATTAACAAGGCTTGAAGCTAGGTTACCAGCAAGCTGAAAGTAAGGATCATCAGTGGCAGTAGTTTGGACATTGCCCATCAACTTGTTGCCAGAAAACAAACCTCGGTCTGCAAACCCTGGTCGATCACGACTTCGGAGAGACATGTTGTTTTTAGCAAAATAGTCTTCCAAAGCTCCACTATCAATTGCACCATCCGGTGATTGAAAGCTGGAAGTGTCAATGCCAGGAACTTGACTAAAATCAAAGAATCCCTGACCAGTTCCATAACCCATAGTCGAGGAACCATCTCCCCAATCTTGGGCACCAAAGTAGGGACTGTTCCCAATGTCTACATTACCAAAGTCTGAATAATTCATCTCTGTTCCTTAAGGCTTAGTTGTGCCTACATCAGTCCAAGTGATAACACCGGCATTGCTAATAGAAGCGCGCCAGTAATGCCCGTTTGGGCTTTTTAACACTAGACCTTTGGTTGTGCTGTCGATGATTACATCGTCTGTGGTATCTGTACCTTTTGTTACTCGGGCACCTTGCAAAGCATTATAGTCAGCAAGGTCTAAATGATAATACTCTGCTGCTGTACCACCCTGAATGTTTGTCAATTGGTTGTGGTCAGTTGAGGTACTGTTAATTTGTGTACGAAGTTTTGTATACCAGTCCACCCACTCAAAACTAGTTTGAGGAAGGTCATAAGGAACTGGTGGAAGAATATCAGCCATGTTACCAATAAGGAACGAAGCGATCGGTTCCGTTTACATTAATACGGAGCCAACCTTGTGGGTTGCCGGCTGTAGAGCCTGTGGGACCTACACTGCCAAGAGTTGTAGCAACAGAAGCATTAGCAGTGCCAGCGTTAAATTTAAGTGTTTCTCCCGCAATACCACCAACTTGGAAGCTATCACCGGAAGCCATACCAAGGACGTTTGCCGCCTTACGTTCAAGAGCTACATCAGGAGTAGCAGAACCACTACCAAACTGAAGTTGACGTGAGGCAACAGTTTGCAGCCAAGGCTGACTGTCACCTTCGGTTACATACTCTTGACCAACTTTTGTGGCAGGAGTGACAAGACGTGAATAGCCATAAGTTTCGCCATAGTTCGATTGACGTACATAGTCATAAAGACCTGTGGTTGCATAAGAAGTATCTTCGACAAACTTGTTATCAAGGATGTTTGAGCCTTGTGCATTGTACACACGAATGGCACCAGAAGCAGTGTTTACACGGAAAGGTGCTTTACTGCCACTAATTGTTTTATACTCATCTCCATGACCGAAAGCGTTTTCTAGATGTAGAGTACCTGCATTCACAATAACTGCACGATCTACAGTACCAGAAGCCCCATCACCAAAATGATGCAGGTTGGTGAAGCGAACATTGGAGTTTGCAATGTTCATGTAGATGTGTGCTTGGCACCCACCCTCAACCCAAAAGTTTGAGAACTCAATAGGAACTACACTGGCACCCTCAACTTGAATTGAGTATCCGGTGTTACCACCACCTTGACTAGACTTGTAATTGTACTCAGCAGAACCACCATAAACCATAAAACCGTTAACAGCAGAACCACTTCCTGATTGACCAAAGTAAATACCTGCGGCATCAGAACCATAGGAGTGAATGTCATAAACGCTAACAGCGTTAGAAGGAAGATTGTTGGCAGTAGAATCAGCCCAACTGTTTTGACCATCTTTGAAATAGAAGTTATGACCAACGCACAAAAGAGCCTCAACGTTACGGAGAGTGGAACCAATGCTTTGAAGCATGTACCAACCATAACGACCACAGTTAGCAACGCTTACGTTTTCATAGTTACCATTCCAGTCACGCAACAGAGCAATACCATCTTGTGAAGCTTTAGTACGGTCTCCTTGAATGGACAGGTTTTTAATGCCCATACCAAAAGCGTCATAGTTAGCAATGACGTTGCGAATAATGGGACCGTTGTAACTAGAAGTAATAATGGTAGAAAAACGACCCGCGCCTTCTAGAGTAACACCATCGTAAAGATTAAGTGTTGAAGTTGTTTTGTATTTGCCAGCAGGAAGAAACACTGTAGCACCACCTGTGCGAATGTTGTCATAAGGAAGAACTAATGTTCCTTGTGACTTTGCATAGGCAGCAGCAAGAGCCGCATTAATTGCAGCCGTGTCATCAGTTGTACCATCACCTACAGCACCATACAGCTTGACGTTAAAACGAGAATAAACATCCTTGTTAATGTCATTAAGCCATGAAGCTGAAACAACGGTTGTACCATCTACGAAAGTAGTATCAGCCATAAATGTCCTTAGTGTTGTAACACGTTTAGATCAAGGCTTAAACCTTGCAAACGTAAAGGGTAATTATCAGAATAAGTTAAACGGAAGCTACGATTCCGAAAACGTCCACACCGAGTGATAAAAGGAGAAGAAGAAAAAACGTTGATGTTACGTGCAGTTGTTCCACCATCACCCCAATCGTTATCACTCCAAGCAACTCCAATATTACTGGTTCCCGTATAATTGTGCATATCACATTGCAAAGCTACACGGTTACAAATTTTCCAGTTGAACGTTTCAAACGTTGCATTCTCTGTGGTGTATTGACATGTAAAATTTACACCAAAATCTTGGTACAAATTTGGAGCCATTAATGAAAGATAGGTTTCACCACCAATGGCAACATATTGAGCACCATCAAACATGCTCCAAGCACCTTGTACATCCAGACCTGTGTTAGAGGAATTTTTCCACTCATACCACATCTTCTCATCGACGTCATATGCCCAGGTAGTTTGTGGAGTTACAAGAACGTAGAAAGTATGTCCGTCAATTGATAGGATGTATCCATCACGATCCGTGTAGACTTGACCTTTAACGTTGTCGGTAGATGTAATGTTTTGTAAAGAACGATCAACCACTTCATCCGAAATACGTTCCATACGGAAACCATTTAGCATGTACACACCGAGATTCTTATTCTTTTCTTGGCCTACAAAATAGTTCATATCACCATTCTGCGCCATACCAGTGATGTAGCCTACTTGCTTGTAACCGCTGTCGTTTCGCTTAAGAGGACTTCCTGTGTCGTTGGCGGCATCCCAAAAGATTTCAAGACTGTTGGTTCCAAAGGTGATAATGTAGTTTCGGTTGGTTGTGATTTTGGTGATGTAATCCCCGGACATTTCAGCACTGATATATTCACCAGCAGTCCAAGAGGTGGGATCATCGTTGTCAGAGTTGTAGAGATCACCTGTATTCGCCTTTGCAAGAAACACATATCCGTTGATTGATACTGGTTGCGGAACGTGAGGAGTTGGCATATCAGCATCGACAACTTTGTTACACGATACAGCCGCGTAGTTATCTACCCAAAGGTCAGTGCCGTCTGAGATAAGAACGTAACGAGTGTTTGTTGCAGCTTTCAGAAACTCACAAAAACCAACATAGCCACTTGAGGTGGCTAGGGTTGTTACAGTACGGATGGATGTTCCACTGTCAGGAGTTACGCTGTAAACTTTGTCATTTACAGCCCAATACAAACGGTTAGAAGCAATGTCGTAATATTGACCGCGCAGTTGATCGCTTGAAGAACTTTTAGTCATGTTGTATGCAGTGGCCCGCATACCTGGACGTTTCTTCAAAAACACCGCACGAGTTTTATTCTCTTGGCTAATACGGTCATAGAACATGTTAATAATGTTGCTATCCCGTTGTGTTGCAAGATTACCTGAGCGATATGTAGTTGTACCGTCAAATTTCAGTTCAACGGTTTTGTATGTTTGAAACTGTGGAGAACTTGTGTAAGCCATTACCAGCGATCAGGAGCAAAGTAAATAGAACCATCTTCGTCGCCATATTGACTAGCAATTTGACGGAAAGTGTTTGCTTGCCCGCGAAGCTCTTGTCGATCTTGTAGACCAAGACCCACTTCAGGAGCAAGAGACAAAGCTAGTTCATAGATGATGGCTTGGTGCCAATGTTGAGGAAAATCAAGAGTTTCACCAGAAGCAGTGAAACCATCAAACTCTTTTTGGTAAACAATGTAGATAAGCTTGTTTGCAACAGTACCACTGTCTGATGTTAGAGGCCAAATTGAAATTGTACCTCCTTGAATGGCAGGAGCAAAGGTGTAGTTTACAGGAACACCAACAGCTCCTTGTGGGAGCCGGTTGAAGTCGTATAAACTCTTTTGCATAATGTCATACTTAACACCACTGGAAGTATCATATAAGCTCACCTGAGCCACTTTAATGGCATCGGCTAGGGTGTATACCTGTGAGGTTGTTGAAGGCGACACAGAGGTTGTGGTGCGCTTCCAGAGGGGCATACCATCAGCGTTTAACAGGGCCACTACACTGTTAAGTGCTTGGGCCCCGTCGTTGTACTGAGAAGTGGAAAGAGTGTTATCTTCACCCGGTACCCCGAGCTTACGATAAGCCGCTTCAATGATTTGATTTCGGGTTAGTTCCCAAGAGGTGTTGGATGAAGTCGTCATGACTGTCCTTAATAGTTATACTGGCTGTAAGGCAAGTTGTTATTTTTTCCAGCTACCATACAACCAGCCACTCCGATTCCAGCTATGCCCTGCTGTGTATAGCGAGTACACACAGCCACAAAAGCATCGGTAGGACGGGGGCGTGCCCACGGGAGAGGCTTGGGATCGCTTGGTACTCGAATGTATTTTTGTGGATGATCGGTTTCCCAATCTTCCTTGCAAACCATTAACCCATCCCATCGTTTCTTAATCTCCCCGCTGCTGAATTTAAATCCACATACATCGCAGATTGCAAGCCACTGTCCACGTTTATACATCTTTGTGATCTCGCAAGGCTCGAATGTCTTGTTTCATTTCTTCAAACCAACCCTTAAGCTCCGCTTTAAATTCCTTGAAATCATTTTTGTGAAGATAATCTTGTTTCATGTTTTGCTGCTCTAAAACAACAGCAAGCAACTTAGTTTCAAGATCCTTAATTTTTTGATCATTAAGTTCAATGGTACGTTTTAGAAAATAAATTGCTAAACCTAAACCAGAGAAAACAATCCATTTAACAATTTCAAGTTCCATGTTAATTCCTGCGAATCCGACGGGTGTTGTATAATGATCCACTACTGGAAGGGATAGTAACTAAAGGATCAATTTGCGCCCAAAAAGTGTTTCCGTAATCTAAAGAATAATTGTGTTCAACATCTGTTGGAGTAGTAATTTGACTCATAATGTCAATGGTACCACCAAGTAAAGATGTAATAGAAGTTGGATTTGCGTTAGCTGGTGAAAAGAAACCGCTAATTAAATTAGTGTTTGTTTCTCCATCAACTCGTGAACCAATACCATGATAACTAAAGTTAGTCGGAGCAGAAGGAGCATTACCTGCTACCTGACTCCAAAAGATTTTACATCCTGTACCAGTGTATCCTGTTAGGTAAGAGTTTTGTACAGGAGCAATTAATGTACCTGCATAACCACTCATCGTGTTAATAGCACTACCAACGTTGGATCCATTTTCTCCAGTGCCTTTACCATAAATACGATCAAAAGCTACAGAAGCTCGGTTTGTCCAACCGTTACCTACAAAGAAATAGGATGCTACATCTTTTGAAATACAACAATAAATTGTCATTTGTCGAGGTTGTGGATCAATTGAACCCAATGATCCCGACAAAGTAAAAGATGTTGCACCAGTAATCCCACTACCAGTGTTAACGTGAATGTGATGCTTAAAGGTTACACCAGTACCAACACCATAAGGGTTACCTTGACCAGCACGAGCAGAGTTCCAAGAAAAGTTGTAATCAAACACAATGTCTGTAGACAGCCATTCGGCATAGAAATCCATACCGTCCACAGGATACAAATTACCAAAGCCTGTGTAAGACGCACTATTGTAAGAAATGTCCAGAATACTACGCGGAGTACCGGAACCAAAATGGCCTTGCAGGTAAATAGCACCGTTGCTATGGGCTTGGCAGCAATGGTCAAAAATATTCCATTTAATCCAAGAATCTACACTAGTCCAAGAATTTGATCCACCAACGTGTGCAATACCACTTTGTCCAATGTATGTGAAACGATTTCCATACAGGCGCATGTTTGTTACGCCCATCAAAATTGAACCATCCATTGTAGGTGCTACAGTAGTACCAACACCATCAGTTGCTCCAGATTTTAATCCAATAGCTTGGAACAGATTTTCAAATTTACAATTGTAAACCCAAAAATCATCAACTAAAGGGAGAGAAGAAGTGCCATTACCAAAGTCCATTGCAATTGCGCCATAAGCGTTTTTGAAATGAATATTGGAAATTTTAACACCACCACTAGGACGCCGGAACCAAAATAGGTATGGTCGGTTAATGTTAGCCGGCGCGCCTGTTGTATAAGCAAGATCATGAGTGATTACTTGAGCAGGAGGCGTAACTGAACTTCCATTATAAATAACACTTTGACCTAAAGTGGTAATGTAGTCCCAATCGTTTAGGGTATCAAAAGTTGTGTTAGGCCAACTTGTTTTAGCACTTTCATAATCTCGTTCGCGGCCAAACACATGGTCTGAAACAAGACCCCAAAAAGTTCCTGTAAATCCCCATGTACCAGCAATAGTAGAATTACGTGAAGTAAAACTTGTACGAATAGTTTCGTCTTTTAAAATTGGTTTTGCTTGTGCTTCATCATCAGTGCCATCACTATTATAATAGCTTGTGATGACAATTTCACCTGTGGTTAACAATCCAGTACATTGAGTTCCCATGTTGAGGGTAGTACCGCGCTTAAGTTTATAAGTGTTTCCTCCCGAAACAGTGTTTGACCATTTGCCAAAGTTTTGCACAGGCGCGGCTGCGCTAGTGCCTGCATTGGCATTATTGCCGCTTGTGGGATCAATGTAATAAGTAGCCATTATCCAAACCGTGTAATTACAACAGCATAACCACCACCACCGGCTCCACCTGAGCCAACAGTGCCACCTGTAATGGCTGAGCCACCTCCACCGCCACCTGCGCCTCGAGTGCCGGCTGAACCACTGCCCGCAGCAGCAGCCGTGTTGCGTGAACCACCGCCAGCACCAGCAAAACCACCCGTATAGCCAATGGGACTAGCAGCAGTTCCACCGTTGTTAGCGCCTCCCCCTGCGCCTCCGGTAGCACCAGCAAGCCAACCAAAACGTGTACCACCGTTACCACCAGCAAAAGCTGCTGGTGCAGCACTTACACCACCACCTGCACCGCCACCAGGAGCACCATCTCGGCCTGAAGTACCACCTGTCCCCCCTGCTGCGCCGTTAAGGCCGCCGCCGCCTGAAGCACCACCAACTAAGCCAGAAGAAGCACCACCGTTAGCTCCAGTTACACCGGCTGTTCCACCGCCTGAACCTGCTGAGCCACCAGTAGCACTTGTAGCATTACCACCAGCGCCAGTCCCGCCAGCGCCGCCACCTGAACCAGAAGTGTTGTTAGATTGACCACCCGCACCACCACCGCCACCATAAGCGGCTAGAGTAGTTACACCATTAACCGTGAATGTGGTAGTACCACCGCCGCCGCCGTTACCTCCGGCGCCTGAGCCGGCAGTTCCAGCCGCACCAATCGTGACAGTTTCAGTAGCGGCAAGATCCGCTCCCTTAAGGCTCCATTCGTGAATGGCTCCGCCACCTCCGCCAGCACCTCCTGAGTTAGCTGTACCAGAAGCAGTTAAAACACCCGCTCCGCCCCCGCCACCGCCACCATAAAGTTTAATAACAACTTCTTTAATCGTGCCATAGGTAGGCTTGGTCCATGTTTGAGTAAGGCCGGAAACAGGATAATCAAGATAAAATTCTTGTACATCTTCTGGAGGAATAGGATTAAATAAAGGCATAATCCCTCCTTAAGCTGTGTATTCTGTTACACGCGCAGCGCCAGAACCATCAGCAGCCCAAATACCAGTAATAATACCTGTGTACACTTTACCCTTGGCAAGAACAGGTAGTTCATAAAAACCACCACCACCCGCAACAGGAACAGTGTAAACAGTTGAACTAACTGTGCCTGTAGAAGCTACTAGCAAGTAAAGGATGTTAGCATCATCGTTAGTAATAGTAGCACCAAGACGAGCAGAATTGGCAGCTAGAATCGTTGTAGCAGTTGCAGCACTTGCAACAGACGTTGGAGTGCCTGTAGAGGCACCTGCGCTGTCATCAATGGTGCGTAGACGACCATTGGAATCCACAGACAGCATAGCATAGGCACCATCGTGACCTACACCAGAGGTAGCAGAATCACGACGAACCGCCATTGCTGGAGTACCTGTGTCTCCCAAAACGTGAGCAGAATCTTCTTCAACACCTGAACTTGAAACAGTGCCAGAAATTACTAAGGCACCTGTGTTATCAATCTTTACTGGACGCCAGCGGCCAGCTTTACCCTCTTCAGGTGTAGAGGTATCATAACCATGAATAGTAGCATTCATTCCCATAGTAATCTCCTAGGATTGGCTTGCGCTTACAGGGAACTCAAATCTTAGGGGGCAACGCCACCAAAGACAATAAAGTTGATAACGCCCGCGCCAGTGTCAGCAGTAACGGCGTTTAAGTTTGAAACAGTAATTGCAAAGCTACCGTTAGCTACAGCAGTAACACTTACAACAGAAGTGTTAGCGGTTTGGCCTGAAGCCAAAGCAATAACTGGAACAGAAGTTGATTTAACAAAGCTGTTAGTAACAGTAAAAGTAGCTTCAGCACCAGCGGCAAGAGAAGCCGCGTTCATGGTAATTTGACCAGAAGGGGCGTTAATTGTAACACCAGTTGAGCGGTCAGTTGCTTGAGTTACTGTGGAAACAGCGGTGCCGGTACCAACGTGAATTGGGCCAGCAAAAGTAGTACGTGCCATTTTGTTGTTCCTTTAATCAGATACGATGAGAAACCCCCTATCGGTATCTCGTCTGTCTAGCCAGTTAGGGGGTTTCGAGTGCTAGATTTTAAGCGCCTGGGCTACCGAACAGACCGCGAGGATCTGTGGCACCGAAGCTGTAACGGGCGGTTGCCTTGAACTTAGCGTTCTCGGTATCGAAATCACCGTCCATCTCGAAGGCATCACCACGACGCTCGAAATACTTCATGCCGTGAGGTACGTCAGTACGAATGAACCATGCATCCGTGTCGGTTAGGTAGTGGTTAACTACAACCTTCGGAATCATGCCCATTTGTTTCAGAGCGTTGAGGGTGTTGTCCGCGCTGTAAACTTGACCATCGGTACCAAGAATACGCTTGGCCTCGAAGGCTAGTTGACGGGGGATGATTAGGGCCTTGGGCTTCGCAGCGATGAGTAGACCGCGATCGTTGGTGAAACCACCAATGTCAATGCAGGCCTGCTCAAGAGCAGCTTCGCTTAGGTCCGCAGCGGTAGCCAGTTCGTTGGCCCATGTACCACCAGCCCAGTTGGGATGGTCAGTGGCTAGGAGTTCCTTGCCGTCTGCGTAGGTGTATGAGCTGTTGAACGCACGGTTGTAAACGTTAGCCGCTACGATTTCCTTCGTCTGTCGCATTGAGTAGGCAAGACCTTGGGCCTTGCGCTGACCAACGACGTCATACTGGTCATCATCCATGATTTCACGGGTGATGATGAAGCCTAGCGCGTATACAACGTGGCTGTAACGCTGGATGAAAGATTGACGCTCTGAATCATAAAGAATCGGAGCACCTTCAGGTTTAACAGCCGCTAGACCGAAACCTGAAACACCGACGTCTTCTTCAAACGCCTTGCTTGATTTGAACTGATCGAACAGATCGGTCCATTCGGTGGAATACTCATTATAAGCCTTGCCCCACCACGCATTGATGCCGGGCCATAGGGCCTTGGCAAATGAGCCACTATTGATTACTGACATATACTATATCTCCTTAGACGCCAGCAAGACCAGCAGCGTTAAATGCATGTGTGTTAACACGTACAAGAATTTCTGCGGGACGAGCGGTTGAGGTTTCATCATTGTCCGGAGACGCAGTGACACCCATAATTTGTAGAGGAAGAGTTGCGGTTGTTGCAACTGTGGAACTGTCAACACTCATGCCAGAAGCATAAGGAGCAGTTGACGCAGCGGTACCAAGGTTAATGGCAACGTTTAGACCAACAGAAGCAGCGGCTACAACACCACCTACGGCATCTTGAGGACCAGCAAAGATCAGGTCAGAGGCATCAGCTACCAGAGCGACACGTCGGGTAGACGCAGCGCGATAGCTTGAACCAGCGTTTAGGTCTGAGTAGTTGACTTCAAAGCCAACAACCACACCGACGATGGGAACAGCCGTACCAGAGCCAATACGCTCCACGGCGGGATAAACGCCAAAACCAGCCGTATCGACTAGTGCAGCATTATCCGAAAGTTGAACAAAGTCACCAACGTTAGTTACAGCGGTATCCGAAGCGGAAATCATGTAACGATTAAGTTGGCCGTTATAAGGGGCACCAGATTGATGCTTTACGGGACGAAAGCCCGCTAGAACAGCAGCCATTTATGTTTCTCCAAGTGTGCCCCCTCAAGTGTATTATGATCGGGTAATGTCAAGTTTCCCGTAATCATTACTAGAGAGAGCTTGTTGTTTCATTGAGTGCTCTGTCTCTGCGATAGCCTTGGCCTTTTCGGCCTGATCCTCTTGATACCACTCTTCACGCTGACGCATGACTAGGGCACGAGTACCTTGCTTATCCACAACGGCAGAAGCTTTTGAGCCCAAGCCAGATGGTGCTGAAACGCGGCGGTCTCCGATTTGTACATCTTTGTCCTCCACGATTTCATAGCCACGGGCTAGGAATTCATCGACTCGGCCTCCCAAGTCATTAACGAAACGGTAGCGATAGCCGGGCTCTTTGTTTTGAACGGTGAGCACGTTACGACCATTTACAGGTGCACGCTTTGTGCGCTCTCTACGAGCAGGAACAGTTTTCTCTGTCATGATTACAGTCCTTTAAGTTGCTTCAGTTCTTTGATGTACTGAGCTTCTGTCATTACGCCACTCTTGACGAATTTCTTCATAACATCCCGCTCTTCTTGACTCATTGAGAATGTGTCAGCAGCCGGGGTTTTGCGGGAGGGAGCTTCCACTCCGCTCTCACGATCACGATTGGGATTACGGAACTTGGTAGGAAACTGTGCAATAGCACGCTTAGTAATTTCCTGTAACACCTCTTGTGGTGAAAGTCCGTTACGGGCTAGACGTGGACCTAAGCCATCAGCAAACGCTGTGAGGTCTTCATCTCGTCCATACCAACTATTCTTTTCTCGCCATGCCACGAAGGTTGGATGCTCGGTGGGTTCTTGTGGAATCTGAACCTTGTCAGCTTCCGCATCGAACTCAGCTTTTTGAGCTTCTACTTCTTCAATCTTTTCTTCATATGCAAGGGCACGTTCGCTTTCGCCTTCTGCCATTGCCGTGCGTCGAGCGTCTTTTAGACTCTTTAGCGCACGTTGATACTCAGACTCTTTGACTTTAGTGTGATGAGTTTTGAGTGCTTCAAAAGCTTGAGTCAGTTGTTTAATTGACTTGCTTTGATGTTCAATTTTCTCAAAGAGAGGTTTGCGGCGTACAAACTCTTTGGCATCAATAAATTCTTCTTCAGGGCCTTCCCAATCTTCCTTGGGACGCCAGCCAAGCTCTAGGGCTTTAGCTTCAAACGGGTCAACTTTTACTTCAGGTGCAGTTTCTTGTTCACCAGTGTTTTCAATTTCATCGGCCATTAGTCAGCCTCCTTTGTCAAAATCATAAGCAGGTCTTCATCATTAAGAACATAGACCTCTTCATCACTGAAGGGGTTGCGGACAATCTTGCCCGCGTTCTTAACATAAGCTACCACATCACCCACCTTGACAGGACATTCATCCTGGAAGCTGGTAAAAGCTGTTGGACCAATTTGATAGACAGTGCCAATATCTACTGAGGCTTTTGCACGTTCTTTGCCTTC